ATGCATTGAAGTTAATGATGAATGGAACAGAAGAAGATGTAATAGATTTTATTGATGAGTCTCGAAAACAATTTAAAAAACTACCACCAGAAGAGATTGCTTTTCCTCGCACTGCATCAAATGTTCAGAAGTACAAAGCACACTCTACGATATATGCAAAGGGAACTCCTATACATATACGGGGTGCATTATTGTTTAATCATTATGTGAAAGCAAAAAAGTTGGACAATAAATACTCACTTATCAGCAATGGAGAGAAAGTCAAATTTCTTTACCTACAAAAACCAAATATTATTCAAGAGAATGTAATATCATTCATTCAAGACTTTCCTAGAGAACTTGGACTTGAAAAGTATGTTGATTACGATTTACAATTCGATAAAAGTTTTGTCGAACCACTCAAAGCAATCCTCGATGCAATCGGGTGGAATGTTGAAAAAACTGTAAACTTAGAACTATTTTTTTCCTAATGGAATTACCTATTAATGATAAAGATTTAGATACAATCGTAAGTGCTCTCGCACTTGGAGGGGATGCAAGATTGTATCATCTGTTGAAAGAAGTTAAAGATGTTAGGGATAATAACCCTGACGGACCTTATAAAAAGATATTAAGAGACAAAGGAATAACTATTTGACCTTGACGAATTGAAATAAAAATAGTATAATAAAAATAAAATGGATTGTTGGCACTGTGGCACTGAACTCATCTGGGGTGGAGACCACGATTTAGAAGAAGAGTTCTATGGCGAAGACCATGCATATGACTTCGTAACAAATTTATCTTGTCCAAAGTGCCAAGCCTATGTTGAAGTACATCATCGTAAAGAGGGTAAAGAATGGATTTCTTGAAAGAAATTGTAAAAGAGATTGGTGACGATTTTACCAAAGTAGCACAAGATATAGATGAAACAGAAAGATTCATTGATACAGGAAGTCATATCTTCAATTCGCTTGTTAGTGGTTCCATTTATGGTGGTGTTTCTAGTAATAAGATTACTGCCATCGCTGGTGAAAGTTCTACTGGAAAGACTTATTTTTCCTTGGCTGTTGTCAAAAACTTTCTGGATACTAACCCTGATGGTTACTGCCTTTATTTTGACACCGAGGCTGCTGTCAACAAAGGACTACTTGAGTCTCGTGGGGTTGACCTAACACGATTAGTTGTTGTAAATGTTGTAACAATTGAAGAGTTTCGTGGTAAGGCACTTAAGGCAGTGGATATATACTTAAAGACAGATGAAGAGAATCGCAAACCTTGTATGTTTGTATTGGATTCTCTTGGTATGTTATCCACAGAGAAAGAGATTCGTGATGCATTAGATGATAAACAGGTAAGAGACATGACCAAATCTCAACTTGTTAAGGGTGCTTTTAGAATGCTTACTTTAAAACTTGGTCAAGCAAACATTCCATTAATAGTTACCAATCATACCTATGACGTTATCGGTTCTTACTTCCCTACAAAAGAAATGGGTGGAGGCAGCGGTCTCAAGTATGCAGCATCTACAATCATCTATCTCTCTAAGAAAAAGGAGAAGGACGGAAAGGATGTCATTGGAAATGTTATCAAAGCAAAGACTCATAAATCACGTTTAAGTAAGGAGAATAAAGAAGTTGAGATTAGACTTTATTACGACGAGCGTGGACTCGATAGATATTATGGGTTATTGGAACTGGGTGAGAAGCATGGAGTCTTCAAACGTAAGGGGAATCGAATTGTTGTTGGTGAATCTTCCGTTTATCCTTCTTCTATTCTGGCCGATCCTGATAAGTATTTCACGGAAGAAGTGATGGAAAAACTTGAAGAAGCATCGAATGAAGAATTTAGTTACGGAGAGTGATTTCGTTGAGACTTATGATGACTTTCTTTCAGAGTCAACATGTTCACAACTGATAAAATTAGTAGATGAAGAGAATGAAAGAATTGAAAGAGATCATAGACCTAATTTTTATCAAAGAAATATAGGTAATCTGCCAGAATATTCTGGTCTATATAAAAAATTTTCTGAGATAGGTATGAAGTATCTGACCGATATAGGATACTATGATGACATACTACCTCAGAAGTATGGATTTGAAGAGATGCGTGTTAAAAAATATGATGTCGGAGATTCATTTGACACTCATGTTGATGTATCTGATTATGCATCTGCAAGAAGATGGCTTGCCTTTCTTGTTTATCTCAATGATAATTTTACTGGAGGAGAAACAGAGTTTGTTGATGGTAAAATGATTCATCCTAAGACTGGCAGTGTTTTAGTTTTTCCAAGTCTATGGACATTTCCTCATGCTGGTTTACCAGTCAAATCAGGTACAAAATATATCTTGACTACTTATTTTCATTATATTTAAATGGATCGTATTGAAAAAGTTATCCTAAGAAATTTAGTTTACAACGAAGAATATCTCAGAAAAGTATTGCCTTTTATTGAACCAGATTACTTCAATGATCGGAATGAGAGAGTTGTATTTGAACATATTACTAAATATGCTGCAGAGTACAATAGTTTGATAACAAAAGAAGTACTCCAGATTGAGATTGAAGACAGACGTGATATCACACAAGATGAAGTCAAAAATATATACGGAACGATAAATGAACTGGAAGATATTGAATGTGACTTTGAATGGTTGAGTGACACAACGGAAAAATGGTGTCGAGACCGAGCAATCTATCTTGCTTTGATGGAGTCAATCAAAATAGCAGATGGACAAGATGATAAAAAAAATCGAGATGCAATACCAACAATACTATCAGACGCATTATCTGTATCCTTTAATCGCAATGTAGGCCACGATTACTTAGAGGACTATGAAGAACGGTACGAACTTTACAACAGGAAAGAAAGTCGAATTCAATTCGACCTTGAATACTTTAATAAGATTACAAAAGGAGGTCTTCCAAACAAGACGCTCAATATTGCACTTGCAGGCACTGGGGTTGGTAAATCTCTGTTTATGTGTCATCATGCTAGTTCTGTTCTTTTAGAAGGTAAGAACGTCTTATACATAACATTAGAAATGGCGGAAGAAAAGATTGCAGAACGTATTGATGCAAATCTTTTAAACGTAAACATACAAGAGATTGTTGATTTACCAAAACCAATCTTTGAAGGCAAGGTAACTAATCTTGCAAAGAAGACTCAAGGGTCACTTATTATCAAAGAATATCCTACTGCTTCTGCACACTCAGGTCACTTCAAGGCCTTACTTAATGAACTAGCCTTGAAAAAATCATTTAAACCTGATATAATATTCATAGACTATCTAAACATATGTGCGTCTTCTCGTTACAGGGCTGGATCAAATGTTAACTCGTATTCCTATATTAAGGCGATTGCTGAAGAGCTCAGGGGTCTTGCAGTTGAAGCTAATGTACCTATCGTCTCCGCTACTCAGACGACTCGCTCTGGCTATGGTAGTAGTGATGTCGATCTTACTGATACAAGTGAATCCTTTGGTCTTCCAGCCACTGCTGATCTTATGTTTGCTCTTATATCTACTGAGGAACTTGAGGGGTTGGGGCAGATAATGGTCAAACAATTGAAGAATCGTTACAATGATCCGACTTATAATCGGAGATTTGTGATTGGAGTTGACCGAACAAAGATGAGATTATATGATTGTGAACAAACTGCACAAGATGATTTGCTTGACAGTGGACAGGATGTAGAGTACAATGAAGAAGATAAAACAACAAAGAAATTTGCCGAGTTTAAGTTTTAAAAATGTCTGGAGACTACGACACACACAACGATCAACAAGAAAACATCAATTATACAGATCATACCGTTGACCTTTCTAAGTACGCTGTATTCGTGGATGGTGTCACATCCGATCCCAGTAGGGATTATCAATCTTTTGTTGAAAGTTTGGATGACCTTGACGGACAGGGTTCCAATATTCACAGACTTCTTACTGCTGCTGTTGGTGTCAGTGCTGAGGGTGGTGAGTTTATGGAGATCGTTAAGAAGATGGTTTTCCAAGGTAAGCCTTGGAGTGACCACAATCGAAAACATCTTGTTATTGAGTTGGGTGACGTTATGTGGTATGTGATGCAGGCATGTATGGCACTTAACATTACACTCGATGATGTCATTGCTGGTAATGTAGAGAAGTTAAAGAAGAGATATCCAGGCGGAGAGTTCGATGTTTACAAATCAGAAAATCGTTTGGAGGATGACTTATGATTAATTTGCGTGACCAGATTCTAAAAAGTCAGATTGCATATTACAATGGTTTGATTGCAAAACATCAACAGAACGTTGAGATTTATCTTAATCAACCTGTCGGTATTGGTGAGCATTCAGATGTCATGGGCACAATAGATGGCGAGATAAACGCTATCGCACAGGCTCATGAAAAGATTGAAATAATAAATCACTATTTTCTTAACAGGTAATGGCTGACTCTCCTAAACTCGCCAATTGCAA